GGCGTCTGGCCGTCCTACCCGGAGGAAGTCCAGGTCATCGACATCAAGTCCACCACCACCGCCGCCCCTATCAACTTCGCCTAACATCATGAACCTAATCAAAGTAACCCGCTACAACGGAAACCACGACGTCTGCTACGTTCGCGTAGACACCATCACCGGCGTCGCCCACTACTCGCCCGACAAGTGCACCATCATCTACGATGGCAGCGACAGCGCTTACTATGTCAGCGAATCGGTGGAACAGGTTCTGGCCATGATGAAGAAAGGCCTCCCTGCTAACTACATCAACATCATCACTCCGTCCGAATCCGCCTAACATGGAACCCAACAACGAAAAGACCCCGCTCACGAACATCAGCCAGAACGGGACGTACAAGCTGAAACTCATCCGCCCCAAGGGCACGGACAAGGTCAAGGTCTGGGAAGACGGCACGTCCTCGTGCCGCCTGTTCTTCCTCGACGACAAGGGTTTCTGCCTGAGCAAGAACTTCTCCACCAAGTACGGCAAGGCGCTCGCCATGCTCGTCGGCAAGTTCTCCGGCAAGTTCACCAACGAGATTAGGCTCGACGCGACTCCCGCCGAGTTCCTGGAGTACATCAGCCCCGCGTGCGGCCAGACGCTGCTCGTCGGCGTGGAGGTCGAACCGAACGGCGAGTGGCAGGGCAAGCCTCAGTATAAATACAAAATCTCGTACCCCCGCGGCTCCCAGAAGCCCACGGTCGCCGAGCCCACCCCTGACAACCCGCCCTTCTGATGGACAACCATCTCAAGCTGCGGGAAGCCCTCGTCGAGGCCCTGCTGAAAAACCCTGACATCAAACTGCGCCGCGTCAGGCGCAAGGTGAAGATGTCCGGGCGACAGACCCGCATCGCCGCCCGCATCGCCAAGGCCTTGCGCAAGACTAACGAGGCCGCCGCCTAATGGAACCCATGTCCGCCCCGACTTTAGTTCTGGTGAGCGGGTTCGCAAGGGCCGGGAAGGACACCCTCGCGGAAGGCATCCTTGAATGGTCCCGCCGCCCGTCACGCAAGACGTCCTTCTCTGCCCACCTCAAGGACGCCGCGAACGACTTCCTATGGTCCCTTAATCTGGAAGGCGATTTCCATAACGAGGCCTTCAAGGTGAAGCACCGCGATCTCCTCGTCACCATGGGCAAGTTCGCCCGGTCAATGAACCCGGACGTCTTCGCCGAGAACCTCGCCCACTTCGTCCCGATCCAGATGGGCCCCGATGAGGTCGCCCCCGAGACGGTCGTCGTTTCCGACTGGCGCTATATCAACGAGCTGCGGGTCTCCCAGTCCATCCTCTGGAACCTCGGCTGGAAGGTCCGCACCGTCTACGTCGCCACCGCCGGCGTCGGCCCCGCGAACGACGAGGAACTCGACAGCATCTGCGAGATTAAGCAGTTCCATTCCTTCGACCAGGAGTTCGTCTTCGCGCCTAACTCCCGCCAGTGCATCCTCGCCGAAGGGCGTCATCTGGCCAAGACGTGGAATCTCTGATCGTGGAAGAGCCCATGTCCATGGAGGAGACCATTGCATGGGCCAAGGGCATCGGCATCTCCGCCGAGCGCGTGGCCTTCCTCCTAGCCTGTCCCAAGTATACCCGCACCGGGCGAAAGGACCAGCCAGCCTACATCAAGACCGACAACCCGAACCACCACCTCCAGAAGCAGGGCGACTGCTGGTGGCTGCGCATCCGCCGGCGCAAGACCGACATCGTCCATAACCTGGGCAAAGACCTCGAGACCGCCCGCCGTCACCGCGACGAGATGCTCGCGGCCTATGACAAAGGCGAACCTATCCCGCACCTGACCAAATGAGCAAGCTGACCAAGTTCATCTACGCGTCCGACTCGCACGGCGACATGGCCGACCCGGAGGCCTTGGCCGCTCTCTACGAGTTCACCAAGGACTTCGGCGGAAGCAGCGTCCTCAAGATCGCCGGCGGCGACCACTACGACTTCCGCTCCCTCCGCAAGGGCGTAGGCACGGACAAGGAAGGCGCTGAGTCGCTCCAGGCTGACATCGAGGAGGGCAAGGACTTCTTCACCCGCTGGCGGCCTAACGTCTGGCTCTGGGGAAACCACGAGCATAGGCTCGACGCCGCCCAGGGCTCCGGCTCCGCCCTCGTCCGAGACTACTGCCAAGGCGTGAAGGACCACATCAACGCCCACGCCCGCAAATGCGGAGCCAAGGTCATCCTGCCTTATCACGCCGACAAGGGCGTCTACCGCATCGGCCCGGTGGCCATGATTCACGGCTACGCCCACGGCGCCAACGCCACCGTTCTGCAAGGGCTCCATTACAGCCCCTTCGGCGGCGCTCTCATCCACGGCCATACCCATAACCTCGCAAGCGTCGCCTTGACCAAGCACGGGGGCGGGAACGCCTTCTCGGCTGGATGCCTATGCCGCAAAGACGAGATGACCTATAGTGCTCAGAGACTGGCGACGGCCCGATGGGGCTCCGGCTTTGTCGCGGGCTTCGTCACCGCCGGCGGAGACTACAAGGCATGGCTCGTCCACAAGATGGGCAGTCAATGGATCTGGACGAAAGACCTAAAGACCTTCACCCCCTGACCCCATGCCCAAGTCCCGCAAGAAGATGCTCTACACCCGCGTCGGCAACGACCCGGTGCTTCTCGCCGTCATGGCCGAGATTAACCGCAGCGCCGTGAAGCCTCCCAAGGGTTACCTCACCCGCGATCAGTGGGCGGCCAAGTGGAAACTCAAGGCCGGGCACACTGCCAGCATCTACATCAAGAAGGCCATGTCCATCGGCGCCCTGGTCAAGGTCCGCTACCGCGTCCTCATCGGCAAGAGCAACCGACTCCGCGCCGTGGACCACTACGGCCCGCCAATCCGTAAGCGTTAAAACATTTGACCAAGCCGACGCACATCGGCAAACCCCACCTCCCTCCCTATGCCTCTCCCCTCCGCCATCGACGCGGAACGCCACCTACTCGGTGTCCTCCTACGCGATGCTCTCCCTCTCCCCGAAGGCCTGATCCCTTCGGACTTCCACGAGCCCAAGCATCAGGACACGGCCGCCTGTATCAAGGCCCTCTCCGACTCCGGCGTACCGCCAGACGAACTGGTAGTGACCAACAAGCTGCGCGAGGCCAAGTCTCCCGCCGAAGCCCACTACATCTCCGAACTGACGACCAACGTCGGCGCGTCCGTCTTCAACCCGGGATGGGCTGACCTCATCAAGCGCAAGGCCGCCCTCCGGCAAATCAGCCTCACCGCTTCCCGCCTCTACGACCACGCTAACGAGGAAGACGCCGACCCCGAAGCCCTAGTCGCCTTCACCGAAGGCTCGCTCAAGGCCGCCAAGGGAAGAGCCAAGCCACGCGATCAGGCCGAACTCATGCCCCTGTCCCTCCTGCGTTCGTTCGACGCGGATAACGACCCGACCTGCCTCGTTGGTAACCGCTGGCTATGCAAGGGCGGCTCGCTCCTACTCGTCTCGCAGTCAGGCGTGGGCAAGTCATCCTTCACCCTTCAGCTGCTCATCTGCCTCGCCATCGGCCGTCCCTTCTTCGGCATCCAAGCCAAGCGGCCTCTACGTATCGTCATGGCTCAGGCCGAGAACGACGCCGGGGATGTCGCGCAGGCATTCCAGTCCATCTGCCAAGGCCTGATGCTCTACCCGGACGAAGAGCGCCTCCTCGACGAGAACCTGCACATCTACCGCGACACCCATTCGGTCGGGCCTGCCTTCATCGAGCGGATGCGTGAACTGATTATCCGCCACAACGCGGACTGGTTCACCTGCGATCCGCTGATGTCCTTCTGCGGCATCGAGGTCTCCGATCAGAAGCAGATGACCGAGTTCCTCCGCCACGGCATCAACCCGGTGCTCGAAGAGACCGGCGCCGTCTTCATGGCCGTCCACCATACGACCAAGCCCCGCTCGGCCAAGGACAAGGAAGGCCAGACCGTCGCTGACCTCGCCTACGCAGGCTCAGGCTCCAGCGAGCTGACGAACTGGGCACGCGAGTGCGCCGTGCTCCAAAGATGCCCAGGAGACGAACCCGTCTTCAAGTTCGCCCTGACCAAGCGCCGCGGCCGTGCCGGCCTCAAGGACCACGCCGACGACTTCGCCAACGAGATCACCATCCGCCACGCCCGCCAGAAAGGGGTCGTCCGATGGGAGTACGCCACCCCCGAGGAGGCCAACCCTGCCCAGACGGAGGCCAGACCCGCCCGCAGGGATAGCGATTCCAGACCCGCCAAGGCCTCGCCAAGGCGTTTTCAGGCCGACTGAGGGTCAATCCCCGTCCTACCCCCTATGACCCCCCTTTCCCTACCCCCTCAAGGTCCGACTCAAGGTCCGACTCAAGGTCCGTCCTTATCTTACGATAAGGGGTTCTTCGGGCTTACCCCCTCCGCTTAGGCGTCGGGACGCCCTTGAACACTGCTCAATTTAACCTACCGAGATGACCCAACCCAACCCGAGGAAGGCCACCCCCTCCCAACTCCGATACCTAGCCATCAAGCGCCGCTGGACTAGGATCAGACTGAAGGCCTGGAGAGAGATGCCCGAGAAGATGGAGGCCGCTCGACGCGAGGCCACCAAAGAGGCAGCAAGGAAGAGGAGAGACAAGAACGACGGACTTCGTCAGGTCGTGGCCACATGGCCGGACCTACTCACCTCGCCTCAGCTGAGGGAACGGATCGCGGCAGACATCGACTACAAGGGGAAGGCATCGTCCCTGGTCTACCGACTTCGCCGGCACGGGATGGTCTCCTTCCGCGAGGACGGAAACTGGCTCAACCTTTGCACCTTGATACCGAGAGAAGATGGGCAACCTAAGCCGTAATGGCGAAACAACTGCACGACCTTGAGGCTCCTCACAAGGATGCCCGGTCGTTCGATGCCTGGTACTTCTCCCTGCCTAAGGCCACGCAGGACAAGATGCGGGAGGCGGGCGTGCTCCCTTACCGCGAGATGGTCCAGCCCCGCCGCGTCTGCGAGGTCCAACCTTGGCGCCGTATCTGGAACTCGACCGAGCAAGAGCAGCGCGTGGAGACGGATTCGTTCATCAGTAGGGAACACGTCGGCGCAATGCTCAAGGCCTTCATAGATGCCCTGGCTATGACCGATGAGTATAGCGTGCGTCGGCACGTCGAGCTCGTCAGATGGGCGCTCGACCTACCCGGCTGTCTGCCCGCGCCTGACATCGCCCGCATGTATGACGTGAGCAAGCAAGCGATCCACAAGCGGGCCAAGCTCATGCGTGAGCAGTTCACCCCTGACGCCCTGGGCGCATGGACCGGCGAATACGAACGGACGGAAGCGCAGCTCGACGCGG